TAGGTTTACCTGGTAATTGCTTCACTGCATCTTGTATGCACTTAAAGTGATGCTCTTGCCAGGTTATTTTATTGATTGCCGCAATGGGTACATTCTTACCACGACCTTCTATTTTGACACGATATCCTTGACAGTGATAACCTTTACGAGCACATGTTAATATAAAAGAGTTCTTATTTCTATCACCACAGATATGTTCAGCAGCGTCCATTGCATTATCCCATTCATATAACATACCAGTTTTTAATTCAATTCCTTTAATCTTAGTACCACCAAACTTACCACGATTGTTTATATCATAGAATCCATAGTCTTTCTTATCTTCTTTTACTTCAATTAATTCTTCTACTTCTTCATCAGTATTGAAAGTATCATCATTGTATTCACTCTTATACTTGTCTATCCAGTATTGTTGTCTTTCATCTAATAGTTTAGTATCACATTCTTCTAATTGTTTAATTCTAAATGTATGGGTATTATATTTACGAATGTCTTTATGTAGTGGTAATGGAGACATTTTCCTGGATTCAAGAATGTGATCTGCCCAGTCTTTGTTCATTCCACGAGTGGTCTGTCCCACGAACTTGTGTCCAGTCTGTTGGTTGATGATAAGGTAGATCTCTCCCTGAGACATATGTTGTATTGTGTATACTTATACTTGTAATATGTAGTGATATGGATTTTTTATGTAGTATTTTTGTTATGGTTTCCTTATGTTTTTGTTATAAAAAAATATGATCTTTAAAAAGTTTATAAATATTCTCTTATCTTTAATTTAAAACCCTCTGGAAACCTTCTGGTTCTTGTGTCTAAACCCTTCTGGTTCTTGTGTTTAAAGTCCTCTGGTTCTTGTGTTTAAAGTCCTCTGGAAACCCTCTGGTTCTTGTGACCTTGGCGTGCGGGCTATCACAAGACGGCGAAAAAGTCAAGAGGGGCGACAAAAAAATTCACAGGGATTCGGATTTCTTATGAGACCTCGACGACTTATGAGCAATCCTTATATTCGCAAATCGTAACAATAATTGACAAAAATGTATATATAGTATCATTGCAATCTCGACGACTTTCGGAGTCTTGTACTTGAAACTCGTCGAGGGATGTGTTAAAATAATCACATGTTCTCATAGGACCTATGTACGACGATTACGATCTCGACTATTCTTTTGGCAACGAATACACGTTTGATGAGGACACATACTATGAGTATCACAATCAGTGTGATACCTTAGATCTCGACGAAGAATATGACCGTGATGGGAATGATTATCAAGAACTTGCATATCGTCATTATGCATGATATAATCTAGAACCAATACACACAACAAACCCATGTTAGCACAAAAACGGCAGGTTCAAGTCACATTGGATATTGAGTGTTATGATGATCTAGATCTTCAGGATATGGACTGGAGAGACCTTCTGGAACTAGAAGGTGATGAGAAGATAGTCAATATTAACATTAAAGAAAGGCACGATTTCTTCTAAGTAGACACTTTATAAACTGGAACATGAAGTATTTTGTTGATGACAATTGGGTTTATTTTCTTAAGGATGACCAGTTACATAAGACGGAATTAGATTCTTATGGTTTCTTTGAGACTGATAGGTGTATGCCTGTTGACATGGGAATAGACGCTGACGAAGATGGTCGTCAGGATCAATTTTTTCGTCTCAAATCTTTACTGAAACCAAAAGACAAACTGGCACAAGGGGGAAACCACACGGGTCTCTTTGGTGTATAGTTAAAAGGTCGAGGGGAGAGAGGGTGAGAGTTTTCACCCCTCGGCACCCACATCGCATAAGACACCATGGGAACCAGAGCACGAATCGGTCTTGAACTACAAGACGGCAGTGTCCTTTCCGTGTATCATCACTGGGACGGATACCCTTCTTGGTTGGGAAGGATCTTGACAACTCATTACAATACCAAGGAATCAGTGTCTGATCTGATTGATGGTGGCGACATGTCCTGCTGCTGGACCAAGCAACGCTGGACTAAGGTGGACGAACCAGGAGGTGTCACAAACGAGGTTGACACCTACGGGCCTCAGTACTATAGTCAGAGAGGAGAAGACACTCCTCCATCCTACCATGAGACCGTAGACGAATTTCTTACTGATGGTGAAGAATACGGTTACGTCTTTCGGAAAGGGCAATGGGTATGTTACAATACCCGCAGTTGGGACGACAACTATCTTAGAGTCGAACCAATACCCACTGGACATCTTGCCTGCTAATGTGCTAAAATCTAGTCTATAGGGGAGGCAACTCCCCTCCTTGCTCCTTTAGCAATCTGGTGAATGCAGCGAACTCATAATTCGCCTGAGGCGTGTTCGATCCACGCAAGGAGCACCTACGGGACGGTGGTGGAATTGGTAGACACCCCAGACTTAAAATCTGTTGAGCGTATGCTCGTGCGGGTTCAAGTCCCGCTCGTCCTATTGGCACAATCCAGTGCCAAATCTGATCAAACTACTTTTTCGACATGCAAAACTTCAACATTAACAGCACTGCCATCTCCGCTCTGAGCGTCGATGGTGATCAGGTGTCCATCAAGTACACCAGCGGTGAGAAGGAGTACACCTTCCAAGCACAAGATCCTAGCACCTTTGTTGCCGATCTTGAGTCCTGCATTGCTGACGACCAGTCTGTGGGTTCTTTCATCCACCAGTGCCGTAAGCAAGAGCAACTGACCGATGTGACGGTCTGATCAGTGGCACAGGGGGTGTTGTTAGGACACCCCCTTCCCTTATAGTAGGTTCAGTTCACAAGGACACCCATGGCACTCATTGATCTTCCCACTGAGGATTTCCGAGACACTGTGAAGGCATACTTCACTGACGACGAATGGGACGCCATCTACAGCGCCATGGCAGATTACCAAGACTACGGTGAGGAAGAGACAGAAATGTCTTATTCGGTACAATCCAAGATCACACTTCTTTTCAAGTGATGGACTTCGACACCATTGACACCGATCTCTGGGAAGAGATCCGCGACATGCCTGGTGAGATCTTCGACATCCCCGAGATGCAAGATCTTGTGGTAGACTTTGAGCAAGCACTCAACTCCAAGGAGGATTTCTAATGAGTAATTCTAGTTGGAGTTTCTATGTGTTTCTCGTTGCTGGAATCTGTCTAGTCCAAATCTTCAAACGCTAACATCAGATCTCGACCAGTTCTACCATGGACATCATCAACGTCACACCAATCTCGACGAAGGCGAAGAATCGCTTTCACAACCTCATGGATCGCAACGGATCGTGTATAGTAGAGCAGAATCATCGAGATCGTCTGTTCATCACATCTATGAACAAACGCAACAGTTTCTGGATCATGCTTAACAACGATCCACACTGGATGATAAACTAGGTTTAACGGTGGAAGGGGTTTGCCACCTGCTTTGAATCAAAGTCACCCTGCGCGAATAGAACAGATAATTCTAGCATAGGTGATGGGTGATCTGGGGGTCAGGGTGGTGCCTGACCCCTTTTTTTAACAAATTGATATAATTATTTTTGCGCAGGGGCGGTGGCGATGGATTGTCGTCTACAAGGATACCTCTCCTCTCATCTGATTTCCCATATTCTAGACGGTCCTAGGCGCTTCTGAGGGTCTTGTGGACAGTTCTAGGAGTGGCACAAGGGTGGTTGTGTTGCCTGGTTCTTGGGGGTCATTATTGCCGTGTTGATAACTCTCACCCATCGACATGAACAGCACCATCCAAGTTCTCATCAACGGCAACCAAGTTCAGGGTCAAATTGATGAGATCGCCAAGATCTTGGGCATGGTTTCTAACACCATGACCGAAACAGTTACTGAAACTATTGAAGAGGAACTTCTTCCTTTCAATACGTTCACTGTGAAAGAATTGACACCACATTTTGGTGAACAACTCTCGCAGGAGATTGTGGAAACTTTTGAAAAGTGTGCTCGGAGGTATTTCCCCGACTTCCGCAATATCATCGGAATCTACAAGAAATGTGCAACGATTGAGCAACGCCAACTGCTCAAAACAGTAAGTGCAGTCTACCGCCTAAAGTTTGGCAAATATGTGAACAAAATGCAAGCACAATCGTCGCTGCGTAGTTTCATTAAATACGCCACAATCTGCCCCCATTGTGGTGCAACCGCCAACGCTTTTGTGATGCGTTTGACTAAAGAAGGTCTGATGTGACAATTGGTTAAGGTGCACAAGGGATAGGGTCAAACGCCGATCCTATCCCTTACACTTAGGTCATCGGCAACCCACATCACCATGCTGAACTTCACCAAGGGCAACGCCAAACTCGGCAAGCAAACCCTGATTTTCAACCTGCCAGCAGGCAAAACCTGCCCAGGTGCATTGTTTTGCAAGTCTTTTGCCGTTGTTGATGCTAACGGCAAGCGCAGCATTCAAGACGGCGAGCATACCCAATTCCGCTGCTTCGCTGCATCTTCTGAGGTGCAATACGATGCGGCGTTTGAGAATCGCTCCAACAACCTTAAGGCGATTGTTGATGCATTGCGTGACGGATCTGCAGTTGATCTTATCAACAATGGCATTCAAACTAACCGCACAAGGAACACTAAACTGGTGCGTATTCACGAGTCTGGCGACTTCTTTAACCTTGCCTATCTGAATGCTTGGATTGCAGTTGCAGAATTGAATCCTGATCTTAAATTCTACTGCTACTCTAAGAGTTTGGATCTGTTCTTGGATGTAACTCTTCCAAAGAACTTCTACCTTACTGCATCTTATGGTGGTAAGTTTGATCATCTAATCGATGAGGGATTGTTTACTCGCTACGCTAAAGTCTTTATGACTGAGGATGATGCAAACGCTGCAGGTTTAGAAGTTGATCACGATGATTCTCACTGTTTCGGTGATAAACCCTTCGCGCTGTTAGTGCATGGAACTCAACCGAAAGGTTCTATCTGGGGTGCTGCAATTCGTCAGCGTCGTGCTAACAAACAGTTTGCAGGTTACAGCAAGTGACAATCCCCGAACTGGTCTACGCCTGGGCGCTCAAGCGCCTGGGCGTCCTGTATAATTAACTCAGTTCACACCAAACCACCGATGGACTTCCACAACTCCTCCCTCCGCGACTAC